CATCTTCAATCCATTCAAACAGGTTATAGAATAAATCATTCATTAATTAAATTCACAGTTGACCATGATTTCTGTCAGACAAGCTACAGTATTTATTTCTTGGTCGGCCACAAAGGCTGCCTTATACTGATAGTCAGCGAGAATCACAACGGCCTGTGGAATAGATGATGGTTTTAAAGTGTCGCTTAATGTATCATATAGTTTACGAAACAGCGTGGTATTGTCTATTTCGTGTGATGCTACCCACTTACGAATGGCACCAAAATCTTTAGCAACAATATGCTTAGATAGTTCATCAATTGAAATGTCAGCAATTTGAACAAGAATGCCTGTATCAATCTTGCCAAACTGAGAGTAACGCTGTAGCTCATTTAATACACGGCGAAAATCTGGAAAATGTTTCTTAACTAATTCTGCCAAAACCTTCTCGTCAGCATCAATTTTTTCACTTTGCAAAATAGATTGAGTTCGCTTAAAGAACGCAGAGGCCATCTTAGCCTTCTCACCATTTTTTAAACCAAAATCAATAACTGCACACCGTGAATGGAGTGGCTCAATGATACGATTCTTATAGTTACATGTAAAGATGAACGAGCAGTTGCTAGCGAATTCTTCAATCGCATTACGCAAGGCAGGTTGAGTTGAGTTTGGGTTTAGATAATCTGCTTCATCAATAATGATGACCTTACGGCCGCCAGATAACGACATAGATGAAGCATAGTTTTTAATTTTGGTTCTAAAAGTATCAATACCACTTTCATCTGAACCATTGATGACCATGAAATCACAACCAATTTCATTACACATGGCTTTGGCAATGGTGGTCTTTCCTACACCAGCACCACCCGCCAAAAGTAAATTAGGAATTTGTTTTTGATTTACATATTCCTGAAATGGTTGTTTCAGGCGGTCAGGTAAAATACAATCGTCAACAGTTTGAGGCCTGTATTTTTCTGTCCATAAAAGGTGTTCCATAATATAATTCTTTCACAATATACTTCATAATAAAATACTTAGTCACGCTCATTCAAACGAGCAACTACTGTCAAGTAATCTTCTTTTACTTCCCAAGAGCCTACAGGACCAGCAAATAGAATAGTAACTTTCTTTTCTTTATTTCCTTCAGCAGTTGCTACTGTTGTAACTCTTTCAAAGACATTAATAATATGGTCTGGATTAATTGCGATTGATTCATCAACATGTCCTTCAACCGCATTTGTAAACATTTTAAATGGCATATTAGTTACCCTTTTCAAATTTAGAGCCGGCCTCAGTTGTAACCCAATATTGAAGCGGAACAGTTTTGTTTTTAAAGTGTGAAATACCTTTTGATGAGATAAAAACATCATAAGAACCAGGCATTATTTTCGTGATGTTCTCTGTTTTGAAAACCATTTTGAACTTATTGCCATTGCCCTCTGAAATTTCTAAAGCATCGGTGTGTGCTGAATCATTTTGTAAGTCAAGTGTAACAATACTTACTTTTTTACCATCAGATTCAATTGCAACTTGTGGTGAAGAAAGAACGCTGGCAGCTCGCATGACCCAATCAAAATCTTCAGCAGTAAGGTCAAACTTAATTTCTGCATCAGGCATTGTTAACTGTTTCTCAGGTGGAGTAACAATCATATTAGATGGAGTAAAGCGATATTTAATTTTGCTACGACCTTTGTTGCCAACGATTGTAACTTGTTTCTCATCAAACTCAAATGACGGATCATCTTTGTGTAGAGAGATGACCGACAGAAAATTGTTTAGGTCATAGATGCCAAACTCAGCAGGAATATCTTCTTTGATAGATACTTCAGCTAGAATGTTTTTATGGCTAGACACCGTTTTAAGTGTTTTGCCTGGTTTGAAAAGAATGCCTTGGTTGATTGCACCAAAGTTCTTTAAGATTGCTACGGTTTCATTAGATAATTTCATACATCACTCCATAATTAAGATTTATCATCAACAGAATACATTATATCATGTTCATATAAGAATGTCAAGCAACATAGAGCATGAGCTAGATGATGTTTGCCAGATTCAGGATCAATTTGTTCGCCTTCTTTCCATGCCCACAAATGCCTTTGGGCTGCATCAAAGTACCTGCGTTTGGAATCTGGTACATGTTTCCAATTATCAGGTTCATACTTCTCAGCACCAAAGGTTAATACATCAACAACAGCTTTAAGTGCAAGCGGTGGTAATAAACTATATTGTAGTTTACCACCATCAAACTTGCGACCACCAGTTGTGGCTGTTTGTGATTCTTTTACTACTTTACTTGTCATAGACGACCTGTGTATTGTGCTACAGCGGGCATGTTGCCAGTAAACGCATAGGTGCCGATGTGCTGAGTTTTCATCCAAGGACATAAATGAATTGTACCACCCATTTTACGCCACATCTGACAGAACATATAATCTTCACTTAGATAGCGGTCAGAACCACCATCAGTAATTGATCCTTTGCTATCAATCACAGTATCAAAGTATGCATGAATATACCGAGAGCCATCAAAGTTTGCTTGACCAACATGGTCTGGCTTATAACGAATCATTGGATATTCTTTTTCCATTTTGTGGAAAACTTCACGCTTCACCATCATATAACCTGTACCAATTTCTAGCACTTCTAATGGGTCTGTAACCTGAAACTGTTTTGTTCCAGAAACCACATTAAAGACATATTCACCAACCAAGGTTTCAAGTTCTTTTGGTTCTAAGTTAGGATGATTTCTTGCCGCTTGTGCCACATTACTCCAATTAATTGATTTCTTTGGATAGGGGCCACCAATAACATCTTTTTCTAAAGCTAACATCGCAATTACATCCTGTGGGTTGTAATGAATGTCGCTATCAATAAACAATAGGTGAGTAAAATCGGAACGGAGAAACTCATCTACAAGATAATTACGAGCTCTTGTGATAAGAGATTCGTTGAATAGAAAAGAGAATTTAGTTTCAACACCATATTTGGACATGGTGGTTTGTAAATCTAGGCACGACTTAATATAAAGTCCGTGTGCCATACCGCCATACATTGGCGTGGCCACAAACAATTTATTTTTTTTCAAATCTTCAAGTTTGACTTGGATTTCCATAATAACTCCATAAATAAAAAAGAGGAAGTAACACCTATATGTATAACTTCCTCTTTACTTTTCCTAAACTATTTTAGGCAAAAGCACGCTCACCTTGTGAACGAACTGCAGCGATACCAGCGGCAACAATGCGCTTGGTAGGAGTGCCAAGACGATAGAAAGAAACTTTATCGCCACTAGCATTGATACGGCTATTTAAGTAAATAGCATGACCTTCGTTACGCAACTCATTAATGGTTGCAGAAGGATTTGCAACACCAAAAACAGACTGCATTTTTTGTGCGGTCAAGGTGTTATATTCGCTGTCTTTAGAAAGATATGCAAGAACTTTTTGTTTTGCTGATTTCATTACAAAATACTCCAATATTAAAATGGTCTCACTAGGTAAACATTTGAGAGGAGACCTTTCTCTCAAATTAAAAACAAGTATATCATATAGTGCGCTGGTTGTCAATAGATATACAGGTAAAGAATAAAAAACTCCCACAGTCTACCTGTGGGAGAAGTGCCGAACTACTATTAGAAAGGAATATCTTCCACTTTAACATCAACAGGTTCTTCAGGTTCAATTACAGGGGCAAGCAACTGTTCTGCCGAAGCACCTGCATCAACTTTGGTATACAAATCAACGAATGATGCCTTAGTGTCATCATCGAAACGATTCAAACAGAGGGTAATTGCCTTCATTTTATCACCAAAGATGCCGTATGTTTCAACAATATGCACCAAACGGCGAGTAGAAATCACTTCGTCACAACCGCCATCGGCGAATGTTTTACGAATCACATCAGCCCATGTAACAAGTTTCTCGGCGAAATCATTGTCAGCACGACCAACTGAGGTCAATTCTTTTTCGATAATCTTACGCTCTGTTTTAACAGGAGGAAATTCCTGTTCCATTGTAGTGCGGAATCTTTCCAAGAAAGCTTCGTTAAGAACATTGGTAAACATGTAACGACCATCGTCACTACCTTTACCTTTTGTATTCGCAGTAGCAAATACTGTAAAACCAGGTGCAGGTGTAATTAATTCACCTTTCTTTTTCAACATGAAAGGTTTGCCTTCAAGAACCCGTTGTAAAGAGGAAAGGTTCTGAGCACCATAATCAATCTCATCGATACACAATACGGCACCTTGACGAGCAGCAGTGGTCACAGGACCATCACGCCATTCCATATTACCATCAATCAGAACATAGTTACCAAGTAGGTCACTTTCATCGGTTTCAGGTGTCATTGAAATGCAAACAAATTTTCGTTTTGCTTTGGCACATGCCTGTTCAATAGACATTGTTTTACCATTACCAGAATGACCAGAAATGAAAACAGGAAAAAATCTCATCGATTGAACGATTGAAAGAACATCATCAAAGTTGCCAAATGCTACATAATTTTTGTAAACATTAGGAACTAGGTTAGTATTGTCCAAATCAGTTTGGACATTTTGAATTTTGTGTTCAGATTTTTCAACTGGTCTTGTCATTGGAACAACCTGTGCTTGTAGTGCAATTGTTTGAGAAGGTTGTGCAACAGAGGCAGAACCAGGTACTTTGTAAACGCCACGCTTTACACGATTCACATCATCATTAGTGAACCAGTAAGGGTGAGCAATATCTACTTTACCACAAATTTCTTTAATTTCATCGGTCGTTACAGTAGGTTTACCAAGAGCAACAATTGCATTAATAAACTTTTCACGAATTTCGGCACGCTTAGTCATAATATAAAAACTCCTATTCACAATTTATACATCAATTTTAACACGGCTAATCTCAAATGTCAACCAGCCGTGTCGCATTTAAACAACACTCAGGCAGCAATGCCTTGAATGAACTTCGATACGAGCACTCGGTTAATTTGCTTCTTTTTATTCATTTTCATAAACGCAGTTTTCAACTTATTTG